GGGAGTAATCTCCTTTACTTGATCTGGCTGGATGTTGCAGAATTTGTATGCAGCAATTGTAACCCAGTGAATATACTTCCCAGCAGCGCTGTTTCGATTGTCCCACATACATCTTGTCTTCCTTACTCTGATCCTTGCTCCTGACTCGTTTCTTGTTTATCTTCTATATCCTGTCGATGGACTTCCCGAAACCATCCATCTTCTTGGAGTGCTTTAACGAGAATTTCTTCGAGCTCGCTATAAGGTCTTGTTTGCATCCATCCTTCAATCAGTTTGCCGGTCTTTTCAGGTGTAAGTCCGCGATCTTCCCATTTCAGGCCCGCCCAGAGTAACGCCCGTGTCGCCCGTACCCCACCTTCCTGAACGATAAGAAGGAGGTTTTTATCCATCTCCGCTTCCGCATCTGCAATAGCGTTCGGTGTGAATTTCAGGTGCCTAATCTTATCCAGAGTAATTGGAATCATGCGGATGGCCTCGTGATAAAGATCCGGTATATCTTACTAGTCTTATTCTCCTCTCGGACTTCTATTACGATCTGCCGAGTTGTCCCGGCAGTAACGGGGATGTTGCCTGACCATGCCCCACTAGCTACTATTACTCCATTCACTCGGATTGTTCCTGCCGTCGCTTGGGGTTGAACCTTGACATACGTGTCAGAAGCTTCGAGCATGACGGAGTAATTATAGACTGCATTCGCTGGCGCCGGGGTGATTGTCGGGCTCTCACCTTCATTATCCTGAATGCTGAAGAAGGGTGTGGTGAGCCCGGCACTGACAGTAGTGACAAGCGTCGATTTCCCAGATACCTTAAATCCCATTCTCACGCTCGTTTTTCCCTCTACCGGTCCGGCCGGGGAGAATCGTTTTGGATATGCTGTGAATGAGAAGTTATATTTTCCAGCAGGCCCAGCAATGATTGCTGTGCGAGAGACCCGATCCTGGAGATCATCTAGAACTGCAATTTGCCCGTCAGTATCTCCTGGGAGGAGATTTCCTTCAACTTCGAAATCACCGCCCCTAAGTAGACCAGGCACGAACTCTTCTGTCTGATCGGGACTATCATGATTAGTGATCTCTATGTCGTCGGTTTCAGCTATTGGGATTCCGATACTTGTCAATTCCAGGACAGGCACATCATTCCAAAGCAGAGTTGTTCCTTTCGCAGCGAATCCAGAGGATGCCATTGTGGATTACCTCATGGTGCGAAAGTGATCTTCCCGCTTGCTTTCAGGGTTGCTGTGAAACTTGCCTTGCCTTCAAATGGTGCTGCAGGCCGGAAGCTCTTGACATATGCAGTGCCTGTGAAGGTCGCAGCTCCTGGGTCTGCGCAGGTGATCACAACCGTTGCCGAAGTTCTCGCCTGAAGGTTTGTGATCAGTTTCGCTTGTCCCGCGTCAGTCGGAACAAAGTTCCCTTCCAGTGTGATCTCTCCAACCCGGATAATACCCGGCACGAACTCTTCCGTTGAATCGGGGCTATCATGGTTGGTGATATCCACATCGTCAACCGTGCCGATGTCCCAGGCGATGTTTGTCAGTTCCTTGACTTCGGTGCCGTCAAATGTAATCCCGGTTCCGAATGCTGCAAATCCGCTACTTGCCATTTTTGATTACCTCCTCGTTTTTGTTTTGTTCACATTGCTGTTCACATTGCTGTTCATATTGCTGTTCATGGTTCTTTACACACTCTGAAATTCTGTACCCATTGCGGTCTTTGGTTCTCATCCAAACCCAGGAAGGAAGGTTGCTGCGTTGCGAAGATGTATTTGTAGACGTGCGTGCCGATCGTGGTGTTCCCGACTCCATCCAGAAGAACGGAAACCGCTTCCGCCTTACCTCTCGCCGTAATATACCCATTCCGTTCCCCTCTCACGCGGACTTGCAGTCCCGGAGTAACATCACGAGTTCCGTCCAAGGTAAGGTCAGAAGGGAGACCTGCGTACTCGTAGAGTGAAACACAGGTGTTCGGGGTATCTGGGATCTCTGCAACCCGGATTGTCCATCCAGTCGTGGCTCCGAGGGTCCCAATCCCGCCGGTCTGGAGCATTGCCGCGATCTCCGCAAGCATGATTGCCATTAGGTCCCCTCCAGACGTTTGATTAATTCTTTCGGCAAGATCGGGATTGCCGTGTTTAAGGGATCTTCCAGGTATTTCGCTTTGCCGGTCTCATGGTGGAAATCAAGCCGTTCATGCTGTACAAAAGCATATGCCACTGATTCCGAACCGTATCCCACTTCACAGGTGACAGTATGCGGTTCTTCAATCAGGATATTCTGCCCGGTGCTTTTCAGGGCCCCGGTTTTCACTGGAACTTGTTCCAAGCTCGGATCCATGACATTCTCCTGCACAGTATCCCACCATGCCGGCCCGACCTGACTCCATCGCTCTTTCATGATCTGGTCGAGGTTCTTTTTGACCTGATCAGCGCCATGAAGTGGCATTCTAAAACCACCTCTCAATGAATGCGGCTATTCCAAGGATTAGACCGCCAATAACTCCTAGCTTTGTTATGCTTGAATCCCACCATGATCTCACAGCACCTTCACCAGTCTGAATATTAGCAAGACCATCAATCCTCTTCTCATCCATCTCGAACCGGTCATTGATTGAGTCTTTACAGGCAACACAGCTTTCACTCTGTTGTTTCAGCATGTCTTTGATGTCTTTGATTTCCCGGTTGATTCCAGTAAGTTCTCCTTCGATTCTCCCAAGGCATCGGGCGACATCAATATCATCAATCATGGGTCGATCACCTTCTCAAGCGTGGCAATCCAGTTGCCCATATCTTCGCCGCGAAGTTTCACAATGCTATAAGTCCCGACGAATCCTGGGTTGGTAGAAACTATCCGGTATCCGGATTCTGCAATCGTGACGGATGAGGGAAGCACGACGATCAGGGTTTCCTCAGTGATTGTCATATTGTGCATGTCAAACCGGGCGAATGGTGAGAGGTAATAGAATACGCAGGTCACATCCGTTTGGTCGTTCGCCCAGGTGGACGAGGAATACTGGCCGGCTCCGTCCATCGCCCCAGGAGTCTCTTTCTGGATTGTGCAAGTATGCTGGAAGAACAGATCGGAGATTCCCGACATGAATGAAGGATGGAACATATTAGTTGCCATATCAGATCAGGGACTCCCAATCAGTCTGTGCAACATCGAACATGGCAGTATCCACATCTCCCGTCGCTGCGTACTCATCTCTCATCGCCTTTGCACGGGCTCGGAGTTCTGCACATACCGATACTGCATTGACAGAGATCCCAATCGCGCTGTTGGTAGTGATCTTCAGGACATAAGCCTGATCAGATGCAAGGTCTTCGAGTGCTTGGGCTGCTGCTAGCTGCCATGATCCCATATCATCAAGATACGATTGGATCTCCTCGTCGGAGAGGGTATAGGTGGCTACGCTCTTCTCCTGCGGAAGTGTGCGCCTTACCCGCCCAATATCCGTTGTCGGATCATACGTAAATGACATCTATCCCTCCCTTACAAGAAAGAAAAAAGGAGGGATTATGCGCCGCTCTGGAGATATGCTGCCCTGGGATCCATTGGCGTCCCGCCGAACACAACTCGGACACGGTACATGATATTATCACTAGCGAAGTCACCGGAGAACGGGGATACTGCTCCACCATTTGGCATGACCTTATCGCTCGACTTCATGACGATCTCAGGGGTCTCATGCCCGCGGAGGTAACCGAACTCCATTGCTGCAACATCATTCGGATCTGCAAACAGATACCACGAAGTATCTCCGTGAGTAGTGTCGATTACCGGAATATACGGGTTGACATGAAGCTGAAGACCGAGCTGCGGGATTACATTAGTTGTTGGATATGGAGTGGAGTAGATTTTTGTTCCGTCTACATCAATGCTTTCGCCTGTCCACATCTTGACAGTGGATGTGAGTATCGAACGTGCAGTCATTTCCAGAGCCGGCCCGACAACCAAGTGCTTTGCACGAATACCGAGAGGTTCTCCGGCGGGATTAGTCTGTGCCGCCATGAGTCCCATTGTGGTTTCAAGGTTTGAGATTGTCAGGGGAAGCGTGCCCAGGTTGGTGATGTCCTGTCCACAATCGGTGATCGTATTGCCGAATAGTGAGGAATTACCATCACCGTTAGATGCTGCAAACAGAGACGTCGCAAAGTAGTATTCCGTCCTTGCTGCCGCTTGTGCCATCCTCTGTGGAACATCGCCGAATGCTCCAAGTGAATCATTGATGATAGACTCCCAGGAGATATCGAACTGCCGCCCGTACTTCTTGACATTATAGGTATACCGGCAGTTCGTCGGGGTACTTGGATGATACTCACCTTTCTCAGGGACTTCCGGCAGCCGGTGATCTGTTCCATGAAGCTTCTCGCGCCTGACAGTATTGAAATCCGGCACGGTAGTGACCTTCATGTAGTTCTTCCAATCTGCGTCAACACCTTTATAGTTTGCCAGGAGCTGACGGTCAATGACCTGTCCGAACAGGTATGGGAAATCAGTTGTGACTATTGCTTCCTCAAGCATTGCTGCATGTCGGCGAGGTGAAAGCCCCGCTTTATTCTGGATCAGATCCAGAGCTGAGGCTATGGCGGATTCGTCCAGAGTCTTACGAACAGGAATATATCCGTTCCATGCCTCCATCATTTCAAGAAATTCAGACATTGTTGTTTACCTCCTTGTTTGTTTGTGCTTGTTTAATTGCCTCTTCCGTAGTCATATCAGCAAGAACTGCCTTCCCGGATGATATCGCGGCTTCGAGGGTCGCAATGTCCTTCTCGATTTGGATCTTCTGGTATGCGAGCATCCCGATACGTGCTTCCCATCCGGAAAGTTTCTTTTGCAGTTCCTCTTTCGCGTTCATGGATCACCTTATTAATTGGCGTAACACTGAATCCAATACTGTGCCCCACCAATTATGACGGAGATCGCAGCGTTCTTCGTTCCACCCGTCTTATCTGCGGCAGCACCGCCCATTGTAGTTGCCGAATCAATTTCGAGAAGACCTTCATGAGTTCCCGCAGTTCCACTAGAGCTCACATGGATAGCTGAACGGATTGCGGGTGTGGTTCCTGGCGCACCTTCCATCTTAATATCGAGTCCACGACAATACGGAGCGATCCCCCCGTTCTTATTGTCCACGTCGAGTTTCAGGGCAGTTGCTGCGGTGACGGTGGCATCGGTCGCCTCATCCCTCACAGCCTTGAACTCAGCACAGGTGATTTCCCCTCCGGTCCCGATCAGGTTATCGACAATCCGCATGTTGATCCCGTGAATCTGCTCCCCTGCCTGGAGGAGCGTTGCCGGGGCGATACATGCCTCGATCAGCTTTGCCTGGCGGATAGTGGTATCTCCTTCCAGAAGGAAATTCGCGGTAGCAGTATCATATCCAGACCCGAAGTGCATTATCCCTCCGAGCGGGACGGGCGATCCGTGGACCTTGACCGCGACGAGCGTCGGAACGGTCGTTGATGCACTCACAGCCCCGAGGACCTCCCCGAACGGCTGGAAGTGATAGGGGTCCTGCTCTCCCGAGAGGAGATAGGTATCGGTGCCTGGGGTTTTCTGGAAGTAGACCGGATCCCCGGCGACGAGTGCCTTTGCAATCCCATCGCTCGTCCCGTCGGACACGCATCCCAGGACGTAGAGATACCAGACTCCTTCGGTATCGATGGAGATGATATCAGTTGCCGCTGATGCACTCGACATCGCCACTCCGACGATATTCCCGACCATTACAGGATCTCCCCCATCCACGAACCCATCCGAATGGTAGGGATGGGTGAGGTCACTCTCGACGAATGAGAGATACCTTCCCTCATAGGTTGAGGATCCTTCATTCCCGGCACTCTGACCGGTGGTTGGATACTGAGTTGTCATTGTTGTTTACCTCCTTGTTTGATTAGCGGCCCTCCGCCGCTATGATTGCCCTGCGTTCTGCCTCTTCGAGAGGAAGACCTTGTGCGAGATATGCAGATTTGAAACTCTCTCTCAAGATCTCCTTGCCTTTCTTATCATCTGCGGGTTTCCCACCGAATCCCCGAACCTTTCCGACCTCGGAGAGCTTGGTGATGTATTCGGTTTCAACCTTGACCGATTCCTCAACGACTTTCCCGAAGGCTTCCTCATCGAGCTTGCCCTCCTTCATGACAACCTTGCTTGGAAGGGATTCCATGAGCCTTGCCTTCGTGACATCCGGGAGCTTGGTTTTCTCCAGCATCCTCCCCACGATGAGGGTGGCATCGCGGATAGCGACGGACTCCTTCATCCGGTCGAGTTCTGCCTGGAGTGCGGCAATCTTCTTCTTGTATTCCTCGATCTGTGCCATGAGCTCCTCGGCCTTCCCTCCACCTCCACCGACTGCTTCCTGCTCGGCGAGTATAGATTCCCGGAGCTCTTTCATTACGGCCTCGTTCTTCCGGACCGCTTCAACTGTGATTTCCATATTATCGTCCTTCTTCGCTTGTTCTGAGTTCAATTCCTGGATCTCTCCGGATTCACGCCATGACTCATAGAGTTGAACGATACCCCCGCCAGCTCCTGGCATGGTAACGTAGTCCACAGAGATCCCTTTATCAAGAGATTCAACGATAGGGCCTTTCTTGCCTTCTGCCTCACCTATACTGGATTTTCCCATTACCCTGTGAGAAATCCCAATAAACGGTGCAATCTCACCAAGGAACTCACGTTTATCCTTGAAGATCAGTGCGTCTGCATAGACACCTGGACCCATAGGTCCGTCTTCATATGCAACATTTCCGGCAATTGCTCCTGCAAGATCCCGAAGATCCCGTTCAGGCCTCTCTTTCTCTTCCTTTGTTGTCGGGTGGTTCAAATACATGTGAAGGCCCGGCGTGTATACCTTCGGGGCATCCCGTTTCAACATATCTTCAGAGTAGTATCCCGAACTTCCCCACCCGGGCTTGATGATCCGTATTCGCGCGATCCCAGACTTTGAGATAGAGTCCCGCTTTAATTCTCCTGGAATAGTCTCATCAAAGACCTCATAGTTGGTGGTCACATTGCCATTCTCCTTTGATTCCTTTTGTTTCCATTCTCCATCGGCTCCTTTTTCATAAGAGTTCTTGACCGCGGCCCAGGCTATACTCGCAGCACAGCTATCGCGGTCGTCCCTCCCTTTACATGTAGAATCGAATGCAGAATTGAATGTTTTTAAGTAGATCTCCTGCGCATGTTTCGGCAGATTGTTCCTTACCGAGCTCGGTAAATCATTAATCGATGAGTAAGGCATTAAGTATATATTATGGGCGCGTAATATTTATAAGACGGATAAAAATATATAGACTTATGGTTCTCCACTTCTTAGTAATGGCCCGCCCCAGGCTAAAAGAAATCTTCCTGTAATTGGATCGAATACTTTCTTTATATCTACCTCATCAATGATGGTCTCAACCTTAGCGTACATCTCTTCAATGGAATTGAAGATCTGCGCTTCCCAAAAGATGACCATATGATCATCCTGTCTCCGCCAGCAAATATCGACCAGTAATCGGATCGCAGACTAGTTCGATATATGAACTAACAGAGATGGCCTCAATTGCAGCTTCCAACTCTTCAAGAGAATTGTAGATTGTAGCACTCCAATTCGTCATACGTAAAAATATGTAAGGGAGGTATTTATAGAATGGATAAAGACTGTTTTATTTATCTTATACCTCTCAATCACGTTCTCTTCTTAAGAACTTATAAACTCCTTCCCGGGTGCGATAACCTCCGTTGTCCTGAGGGTATGCCCAAGTAAGGATAGTTGCTGCTGCTGAATATGAAAGCCCGCCATCCGCAAAGGCCCCGTCTTCATACAGGAGTTTCAATAGCCTTTTTTCTCTTGCGGATAGGTTTTTTGTGTTGGGTAGATACGCTAAGTGATTGCCTTTCATTCTCAAGTGCCGCCAGCCTCTTTTTCAGGATCTCAATCTCTTCGAGCAGTTCCTTCTTCCCTTTCTCCAAGTTGCGGATCCTCTCTGCGATCTTGTCCTGCTCTCTTATATATACTGATTCCATTGTTCTATACCCCCTGCCTTTGCTGTTTCGATTCCCATTGTACCGGGCTTTATCCTGTAGATTGTCCGACACCTACATGCTGGGTGGCTGGGAGCATGGATCTTACCATCAGGGAATAGGTCATTATAACCGATCCAGCCTGCTTCTGCATTTGCCCGACATTGATCGCATAGTCTTTCATCATTTGTTGTCAGCCAGGATTTTTCTATTTCATATCCCCGATCGATGAAAGACTGCATCTGTGTTCTCTGTGAAGATTCATGTGCATCACGTAATTCCGTAACTGCAACGAGTTCCGCACGGTTACGAATATGTTTTTGGGGGGCAGGAGCTGCAAAGTCATGGAACTCGTTTTTTATGTCTGTTGCGATCTGGGAGTATGTCTTTTGTTTTTCATATCCATCCATAATGATCTGCTTGATCCGCTCCCGGGTAACCTCGTTGATTCCTGAAACTCGTTGTGCTGCTACTTTTTCCAGTTCTGTATATGCCCCGATATCGTATTTATCGAAAGAAAATTCCATACCAATACTGGATCTTACTGATTCCTCAGCGATCTTTGCACCGTAAAGACGATATCGTGTAATGGCATCTTTGAACCGGTTGAACGTGAGATAAAAAACATTGTTTAATGGATAATCAATGTCTCGACCTATATCTTCCTGGAAATAATGCCGGAACTCTTCCAACTTATCCAGTAAGATGTCTCCTTGTTCAAGGAAAATCTCACCGATCTCTTTTGTCATTCGGGTTTCAAAGTACCGTAGCTGTCGTTCGGTATCTCTTACTCCTTTGAGTCTGTTATAGGTGCGGGATGCTTCGATCAGCGGTTGAAGGTTTTTATTCTTCATCCCGGGCCCTCATTGCTTTTAATTGTTGTTCCATCTCGGCAATGCCATATGCAAGTGCATCGGCACCGGCTTCCGTCAATCCTTTGGCACACCCCGTAACGCACCATTTTAATAATATTTGTTCTTGGTATGGGTGAATCTTTACTGCTAAATTCATCATTTTTCCTCGAATCGGATACCGTGCTCTTCTTCTTCCGCTTCCTCAAAAGGGACCTTTCGGACTTCCTTCGCGGCTTCCTGCACGTCCTTTAACGTACTCATCATCAGGTTTTCAATGGATGCAGTAGTATATTCCAGAGGAGCCTGCCCACCGAATGGAGACTCGGGTTCTGGAGGTGCTGTGATCCTATCGAATTTTGGCTCATCAGGTATTGTTCCTAAGATCTCTTCTTCATCATCGACTTTCAATGCCCGGAGCAAGAGGCTGGCTACTGTCTTCCGATCCATTGTTCCGGCAAGAGTCCTATTATCAAGAGTTGCAGCTGAGATAACTGCTTGTACTGTCTGGAGTACATCATGTTCGAGTAGTGGAGGGAACGTGATTGAGATGTCTCTGGATTGATCAGTCTCTCCATTTTTATCCGTCATAAGGAGGGAATAGGTGAGATCCCCTGTATATGGATCTGTATCTTCTATTCCAGGGAGGGTACCGGCCTTAACTGCCTGGTCAATTACATATTGACATAGATCCCACCAGACATCTGTCCATAAGGTCTGCCGGTTGCGAAATTGTAATTCAAGTGGCCGCTCCATTGCTTTTGCGGTTGCGAGGTTCCCCGTCGAAGGATCGCCCGTTAAGATCTGTTCTGGGATTCCTGAAGCGGATGCGACCATGAGCATTAATCGGCGCGCATCTTCCATTGAAGTGGTTGCCCCACCGGTCCTAATTGGGCTTAGCTGGATCCCTTCTCCTGCTACAAATGTTCCGGCAGTGGGTTGTGGTTTGATAGGTGAAATCCCCTCGAGATCAGAGGAGATCCCGGGATTTGACTTTGAAAACAACGTCTCTATCTTAGCCTTAGCTGCATTGACTTTCTGCATGCCACCTTTTGTTGTCAGGCCAAATGCGAACCGTGCGTATGCTTCTGTGAGTTTACTCCAATTTTCGAGGAATTTTTTATATGCTGCACTCCAGTCAATTGCTGAGTACATCTCGGAAACTCCGAACTTCATATCTGGGAGGCAGTTGGTTTTCACATGGTAAATAGGAGCATCCCAATTGACAGGATCGCCGTTGATCTCTTTTGGCTGGCTGTCCGGCAGGTACTTCCAATCAGGATAGTACTCCGTCAGAGATTGCTGAGATGTTGCACCTGTCTTTTCGTTGAACGTAGTCTGGATAAATTCCCTCTTGTAGTACCATGGTTCTTTGAAGTCGTCAGGATTGCAGATAATATCCGCAATCTCATACAAAGGGATTGTTCTTACGATTACCCTGCCGTTCTCGGGATTAGTAAACAGGGTGAAGAACAAGTTACCAGACAACGAGAGATCCCTTTCGTTCTGCATCCATGCCTGGTGTGACGAGATTGAATTATAGTTCTTCCTGTCTTTAAGGAAGTCCTGGATGACATTATCTACTTCTTCTGTCTCGGCCTTAATCGTCATTCCTTGCGCAAATACATAGAGACATTGGATCTCTACGGCTCGCCGGATTAATGGATTCTTTAGCCAATAGGCTCGCGCGAGATCGTAGAGAGTATTGAGTGCAGGTTTTGTGAGTTCTTTTGTTCCTCCAAATAATCGAATCCATCCCTGGTCTTGGAGTTGGAGTTCAAGTAGTTGTAGGGATTCTTCGAGGAGTTCCTGATTATTAGTACTTGCCTCTAATCTCTCCTGCAGGTCTGCGATCTCTTCTTTCAATGTTGGTTTTTTATTTGTCATGGATCCCACGCCCGGGAAGATGTTATGATCGTAGTCTCCTTTTCGTGTAACAACATCCGCAACTTAAGGATCTCTCTCTCTAGTTCCAGGATTCGCAGATCTTTTTTGATTTCTGCGATTTGTTTATCAAGTTCTTTTTCAGTAGTTGGGTCCGTCATTTTCTCATTCCTCCCCTAAATTGGTGAAATTTGAAAGTCTTCATCATAGACAATTGTGTAGAACTCCTGCATTCCGAGGGTGAGAGCGTTCAGGGCTCCGGCTGTCGCGTCTACCTGATCGTCATGTGGTCCTCCCGGGAAGAGGATGAACTCATCGAGGAAGTCCTGGGTCCATCCTTTGGTCAGGACGTAGAGGTTTCCCGCTTCTGCCATTGTCGATAGTGGGGATGCTCTGGCGACCTTTGAGCCTGTGCTCTTCACTCCTTTGAAATTATATCCTGGAAGGACGTATCGGGTATAATGGTCGATCACATCCACTCCTGATGATCCTGGCTCCTGCTCCATCCGGATGATTACATTCGGGCCATCCATCATCGCAGTCTGTGAGATTACCTTCTCCACACCCCCGGGAGAAAGTTGGACCCTCTTAATATCTAGGATATAAGCCCGCCCTTCCCAGATTCCGACGAGCGCCCCGACAGTATAGTCTCCTCCATCTTGGGTGGCGGCCTTATCCCAGAACCGGCACATCGGCATTTCCACTGCGGGAGGGGAGGAAATCAGGTTGAACCATTCCCTCTTAAAGAGTCCTCCCTCCGGCCTTACATTCCAGTCACCGTTAAGAAGTTGCTCCCGAGTAATTGGATCAAGTTTGTTAAGGCTCCGGATATATTCTCTCTGGTCGAGATATGGATTGTCCCCGAGCTTCGCCGGGATAAATATGCGATCTTCCTTAGTCTCAGGATTGATGAATCTATTGAATACCCATTCATGCCCTATATTTCCTGGATTGCTTGCTGCTCGCATTCTGATTGGGATATCTGATCCCGCAAGCCTCCTCAACCGCGAGAATAGATATCGGTATTGATTCTCATTGAACTGAGTAAGCTCATCGAATCCAATATACTGGAATGCAGAAGATTGATACCGGTAGTGATCCCTTGGCCCTTCCAGGTATCCAAAGGTTAAAGTTGCACCTGACGGAAATCGCCATGTCTTCTCGTCTTCATGCCATTTTGCATTTGTCGGAGAAAGCCATACGAATGCTCTATCCATGATTGCTTCCGGTAATGCAAGCTCTTTGTAAGTCCGCCTTAAAAGAAGAGCGGCATAACCAGGTACACTTACATATTGGAGCGCCGCCATCAACAAAGCATCACTTTTCCCACCTCCGGCTGCACCACCATAAAATACTTCCGGAACGCGATTATGTAGTAAGAAGAGTGCTTGTTTCTCAGTAGGTTCGTGTGGAATATATGGGTTCATTCTCACAGTCTTGAGGTACTGTGAGACCATATCAATCTGGTCATTCCTTGACATTTGGCAGCAAGTGAGCAACCTTTTTCACCTCCTCTTCAATATTGAGATTTAATGTCTGTTCAATCGGCCCGCCTTCAGGACCGCTATGTTCGACCTGCTGCTTTTCTACATATCCGCGATCTTT